AGAGGATCTTTCATAGTGAAGATGCTGTTGAGCTTGGCAAGAAATCCGCAACTGCTCTTGAGAGATGTGTAAAGGTGGCGCAGAAGTTAAATAGATTAACTGAGGAAGAATTAGATAATCTAGTAAAAAACTAAAAGCCCATCCCCAAAGACAGTTCTACTTTAGTCTAGCTCTGAAATTGGGAATGCCAGTTGGGGAGATGTTAAGAAGGATGGATAGTGCAGAAATAACTGAATGGATGGCATACTTCAAGTTAGAAACACTACCAAAACAGAAAGCATCAGATGTAATAAAAGCGCAGTTTGCACACAGGGTTAAGAGGAAAGAAAAATAATGGCATCATTAGGTCAGCTTGTAGTTTCTCTTACTGCGGAAACAGCGCAATTCAAAGAAGCACTTTCTAAAGCAGCTTATGAAACTGATAGGGCTATGAAGAAGATTGAATCTTCTACTAGCTTTGTTTCTACTGCTTTTAAAACCCTTTTAACTGCTGGAGTTGTAGCCCAAGTTACTAGCGGAGTTAATTCAATTATTGAATCTATGGCTAGGCTTGAGGATATTAGTAAAACTACTGGTTCAACTGTAGAGAATTTATCAGGTTTAGCAAGCCAAGCAAGAATTGTTGGTGTTGATATGAACACCCTTGAATCTGTTTTAATAAAATTTAATAAGGCTTTATTTAGTGTTGAAAATGAAGCAAATACTACCGAAAAAGCATTAAAAGCTATTGGTCTATCTTCTAAAGAATTAAGGCAGATGGATACAGTAGATGCTACTTATGCAGTAGCTAGAGCATTACAAGAATATGCTGATGATGCAAATAAAGCAGCTATTATTACTGCTATTTTTGGTAAATCCGCAAAAGAAATTTCTCCATTTTTAGATGATTTAGCAAAAAATGGAAAGATGAATGCTGTGGTAACTGCACAGCAAGCTGAAGCTGCTGGTAAATTGCAAGATGAAGTTAGAAAGCTAGGTTTAGAATTTGATAAATTTACTACTGGAATTCTAAGCAGAGCAATTCCAGCGCTTTTAGAATTTTTTAAAACACTTAATTCTATTATTCAGCCTTATGCAATTCTAGGCAATAACATAGAAGAATTAGAAGGTGCATTAGCAAAAGTTAATGCAACTATTGAAAAGAATACTTCTTTAGGAAAAGAAAATTCTAAGAGCAATTTAGACTTACAAAAAGGTTTGCAAAGTCGCATAGGCTTTTTAAAAGAACAAAAGCGCATAGAAGAAGAAATAGCTAACAATGCAAACAAACCAAAGAAGAAGGCTGATGCTGATTTAAAAGATTATACAAAAGGATTAGCTTCAATTAATGAAAGCAATATGAAGTTTTTAAGTTCTGTTAAAGATTTAACAAATAAAATTAATATGGAAATGCAAAATGTATTTTCTTCTGATACTGAAAAGAAATTACAAGCTAATCTTTTAAGTTTGCAAAAAATGGTTGAAGATGCTGCAACATCTATGGCTAAACAATTAGCAGAAAAAAATATTACTCCTGAGCAATATGCTCAAGGAATTAAAGAGCTTTCTTTAAACTATGTTTCTGCTATTGAAGTTGCTACAAAATTAAAAGAAACTCAGGATGATTTAAATTCTAGCTATTCTTATGGCGCAGCAGTAGCTCTTTCACAATATATCAATCAAGCACAAAACTTAGCTAATGCATCATCAGGCATAGTAACAAATGGTTTAAGAAGTATGGAAGATGCATTGTTTGGAGTTATTAGCGGAACTATGAGTGCATCTCAAGCATTCTCAAATATGGTAAAGAGTATCCTAGCTGATATTGCAAAATTAATGATTAGGCAATCAATAGTTTCACCTTTGGCTGGTTTAATATCAGGCTCTTTAGGAAGTTTCTTTGGTGGATCTGTAACAACAGGAACAACTTCTACAGGTTTAATGAGTTTTGATGGTGTTGGTTATGGTGGTGGTAGAGCCTTGGGTGGTGATGTAAATGCAGGAACTTCTTACTTAGTTGGTGAAAGAGGTGCTGAAATATTTACACCAAGCATGAATGGCGCAATCATTCCTAATGGCACAATGGGTCAAACCAACAATGTAGTGGTAAATGTCAATATGGAAAATGGCGGAGTAGATGCTAAAGAGGGCAATAAGCTAGGCATTTTAATTGGCAATGTGGTTAAGCAAGAATTAGTTAAACAGAAAAGAGCAGGGGGCTTGTTAGCATAATGGCAACTTTTACATTTGAGCCTTCTTATGGAATTAGAGTTTCTAAAGAGCCTAAAGTTTTATCTGTTAAATTTGGTGATGGATATGAACAAAGGGCGCAATTTGGAATTAATCAAAATCCTAGGATGTGGGATCTTTCTTTTAATGGCAAAACAGAATCAGAAGCAGATGCTATAGATGCATTCTTAACTGCTGAGAAAGGTGTTACTTACTTTAATTGGACACCACCACAGGGATCATCAGGCAAATGGATATGCAGAGAATGGGATCTTTCTTTAGTTGAAATAGATTGCTACAACATCTCAGCAACTTTTGAAGAAGTATTTGATCTGTAATTATGACTTATCCATTAAAGATTTCTTCTGAGTTACAGAAATTAGCGCCAAATGCAATTATAGAACTGTATGAGCTTGATGCTTCTCCTTTTGGTGGAAGTGTATATTATTTCCATGCTGGAACTAATGCTCTAACACAGATTGTTACTTGGCAAGGGCAAGAATATCAGCCATATCCTGTAAAAATTACAGGATTTGAAATTTCTACAGGCGGTCAGATTCCTAGACCTAAGATGGCTGTTTCTAATATTTCAGGAATTATTACAGCATTGGTTTTAGCATATGATGATTTATTAGGCGCTAAGGTTACTAGAAAGCGCACCATGCAAAAATATCTAGATGCTGTTAATTTCTCAGGTGGAGTAAACCCTAATGCAGATCCTACAGCAGAGTTTCCTGATGATATTTATTATGTAGAAAGAAAGACTTCAGAAAATAAATCAGCAGTAGAGTTTGAGCTTTCAGCTTCTTTTGATGTTCAAGGTGTAAAACTTCCAAGAAGGCAGATCATACAAAATATTTGCCCTTGGAAATATAGAGGTGCAGAGTGTGGATATGCAGGCACAAACTATTTTGATTCAAATGATCAGCCAGTAGGATCTTTAGGTTTAGATGTATGTGGCAAAAGAATATCATCCTGTGAGCTTAGATTTGGTGCAAATGCAGAATTACCATTTGGCGGATTTCCAGCAGCTTCACTTATAAAATGATTCTTTCTGATTCTGTAAAGGCTAGATTTGTAGAGCAAGCAAAGGCAGAAAATCCTAGAGAAGCCTGTGGATTAGTAATTATTAAGAATGGCAAGCAAGTCTATAAGCCATGCAAAAATCTAGCTAGAGGAACTGATCAATTTGTATTAGATCCTGAAGATTATGCACAGGCTGATACAGAAGGAGAAATTGTTGCTGTAATACATTCTCATCCAAATATAAGCGCAAAGCCTTCTCAAGCTGATTTAGTAAGCTGTGAAGGAAGTGGATTGCCTTGGTTTATCTGTGGTTTACCTAGTGAACAATGGGAATATTTAGAGCCTACAGGATATGTAGCACCATTAGTAGGTAGAAACTGGTCGCATGGTGTTTTAGATTGCTATTCAATCATTAAAGATTGGTATCTACAAAATAGAAATATTGAGCTATTAGACTTTGAAAGAAGGGATGAATGGTGGAAAATAGGGGAGAATCTTTATTTAGATAATTTTGAGAAGGCTGGATTTAGGAAAATAAGCAAAGATGATCTTGCTAAAGGAGATGTTATTTTAATGTGCATCTACTCAGAAGTTCCTAATCATGCCGCTATTTATTTGGGTGATGAGGTTATTCTTCACCATGTTCAAAATAGATTATCTACTAGGGATGTTTATGGCGGATATTGGCTAAAAAATACTTATGGTTATTTCAGATATGAAAAAGATTCAGCTTCTAGGTGAATTAGGCAAAAAGTTTGGAAAGAGCTTTAAGATGGATGTTAAAAATCCTGCTGAAGCTGTTAGAGCATTGTGTGTAAATTTTCCTGAATTTAGAAAAGAACTGATTGAATCAGGAGATAAAGGAATAGCCTATAGAGTTATTGTTGGCAAAGAAGATCAGAAAGTAGAGGATCTACACAATCCTTCAGGCAAAAATGTTATTAAGTTTGTTCCTGTTCTACAAGGTGCAGGCGGTGGCGGTGGTTTAAATATTATTACTGGTGTGCTTCTTTTGGTTGCAGCAGCAGCTTTGAATATTGCTTTTCCTTTTAACCCTGTTTCCCCTTATTTAATAAATGCTGGTGTAGCTATGATTATTGGCGGTGTAATTCAAATGCTTACACCAGTTCCAAATCTTAATTCTGATACATCAAATAATCAGCCTGATAATAAGCCTTCATATGCATTTAATGGTGGAGTTAATACTTCTGCTCAGGGTTATCCTGTTCCTGTAGGATAT